ACTGAAAGAAAAGCTACCAAGATAAAAATTGATAGAAAGTTACGTTATTTTTATCCTAATGTCGAGATGATGACGAGAAAAGAGAGAAGAAATGCATGGTTGAAAATAAAATCTCCACGCACGGTCACTACCTTTGATCCAATCGTTGAAAATGGGGAGATCAACTTGCAAGAGAAAATTGTAGAGTTTCCTTGGGATGTTGAGATTTCTACGAATAAAGGGAAAAAATTAATACCTGAGTCTATACGATCAAAACTACCTATTAAAACCTCATCTATATGCAAATGGATTGGCCAAACACCTTTCCCTGTTGGTTATCAACCACAGAAATGGCATGATGGTGAAAGTAGATTTTGGGAATTTTTGCAGGATAAAGAATATGGGGAAAAATGGACCGATAAAGTAAATGGTGATATATTAGACATGAAGATGGTCAAAGGTTCTTGGCCAACTAATTGTATCGATGTAAAGAAAGCTGCCGAATGTCCTAAAACTGAGTTAAACTATGATTACTTATTAGAATCCTTGCAGAAAAGATGCCATAAATTAAAATTACCAAGAATTGACTATTGCCCTCAAAAGAGTTTCTTATGGTCAACTGAGGTATCACCTGATACTTACCCAGGTATTATGACATCTAGAGTTTTTGGTTCGACGAAAAAGCGCGCTTTTGAAGGTGCAGTAATGGTAGCTGAGAGATTATTTGATATAGCTGGCAAGAAACCAACACAGGATACATCATTATGGGCTATTGGTGGTCGTGAGCGTCCACAGAAGATGGTAAAAGATGGTGCAAAAGTTAGATCAAGAGCTGTGTGGATGCCAGAATTATCATCATCTCAATTGTCTCAGATCTACTCACGTCCTATACAGAAGTATTTGCAAGTATTACAAAAGAACATTCCAGATATGGAATTGTTATGCGGTTATAGTTTTTATAACGGTGAATGGGATCGTTTTTCAAGAAGGTTTAGAAAATATACTAATGTAATGTTTTCAGATTGGTCGCGACATGACCAGACAGTGAAAGAAGAGACAATGGTTATTGCTTTTTCAATACTTAGAGCTTGTTATCCAAAGAGTGATAGAATTGATAATCATTTCCTTTTTATAATGTCTGGTTTTATACATAAACATGTTGCTATACCAGGTAGATTTATATATAGGATATCAAAAGGGATACCATCCGGATCACCTTTTACTACACTAGTCACTACAATGTTGTTGGCTGGAATGGTCTTATATATTTAATAAGTGTGGTATTAAAAATGCCGATCTTGCTGTGTATGGTGATGACACTATTGCAGGTTTAGATCTTTTTGACAGATTTCCCGAAGACATTAAACAGAAAGTTGAAAAATGGTTAGGTATGACCCTTGACCCTTTCGAAATTTCAACTTTTACGTCTAATGAGAATCAGGAACAAAACGCAAACTTCTTGCAGACATATGATTATTACGGACTACCGGGCCGCGACTTAAATACCGTTATACGTTTATTAGCATTACCAAAGAAGAATTCGACTAGTTATGTCGATAATGCTTATAAAATAACTGGTACAATATATACTGGGCCTGGAAACTATGCTGCCACCCAACTGATATGTGACTATAGAGATTGGTTGAGGTGGCGAAATTTACCAGATCACTACAGAGCAAGTGGTGAATGCCCTTTACCTAACTATATTGGCGAAGATGCCATGAGAATTAGTATGCGTATATCTTTAATTAACTACTTGAAAACTAATGTTAATTGGGTAGGAGATAAAGCTACTAATGTTATGTGGTGGTTAAATAAGGAATCTTATAGTCCTAAGCGAAATAGTAAATTCGAGATGTTATATCGTAAAGCAATGCTAAATATGCCAATCTATAATAAATAGGTATATATAGTAAATATGTTCGCATAAAATGAATTACCATACGCAGCAAAGTCTACG